ATAATGTGTCTATAACCCGCGGCGGCCTCTTTTAAAGATCCGCGCCATTGCTTTAATACATATATATTACATAAAATATCCCACCATTATATTTTGCGAAGTAACACCAAACAGCCCTAGCACCGCGTACAATCAACGGGAGCGCCCCACACGTAATAAACGCCCTCAAATGGCATAACGCCTACCATGGCACTCTCTCAGCGGGAACTGCGACCACCCATAACAAACCGCGGCGCTTCTTCCTTACAGGCCCCATTCTTTTGCGAAGTAAGCATTTCACCCCATTTTGATACAAAACTACTATATATAAATACAAACCAACACG